AACTCTGTTGACCTTCGACTTGAGGCTGTCTCCTCCCAGCTGACCAAGATGGTAGAAGGGAAGCCAGCGATGTTAATAGATCGGCGCTGTCAGCAGCTAATTAAAGGCTTTGAGGGTGGATATGCCTACAAGCGCATGGAGGTTTCTGGTGAACGGTTTGCAGATAAACCTGACAAGAATATGTTTTCCCACGTCCACGATGCAGCACAATACTTGTTTCTGGGTGCAGGCGAGGGCCGCGCTCTTATGAATAGTCAGAAGCCAGCCACTCCTACAGTGGCTAAACGTGACTTTGATGTCTTTAATAAAGGCCCAGCCAGACGAAAACGGCAGGGATTATGGGCGCGAATGTAGTTTGTGCGTTGAGTTTTTGTAAGTTTCGTGCTTACGAAGGGTAAAGCAAAGGAGATTTACTATGTGTTTTGGTGGCGGTGGTCCTAGTCAAGAAGAAAAGCAAGTTTCTGTAGATCAGTCACTTGAAGCTGATGAAGCAAAGCGTGAAGCAGCAGAAGACGCAGCTAAAGTAAAACGCGAAGACATTGGTGAAGCCCTTGAGGCTCGACGTACTGGTGAAGGTCGAGGTGGCGGTGGTGGCCGTGGTCGCAGGTCTCTATTCCGCAGCGGCGGAAGTGGAGCAGGCTTTATTGGTAGGTTCAATCGGTAATGGACAAACTAGCTAAACAATATATCCAGCGTTATCAAAAGGCTAAGGCTTTGCGAGAACAATGGGTTCCGTTGTTTGAAGAATGCTATGAATACGCTCTTCCACAACGCGAGTCGTTTTATTCTGAAACCCCCGGTGAACGCCGTGACGACAAGATTTTTGACGAGACCGCAGTTGTAGGTGTCCAAGAGTTTGCCAGTCGATTGCAGTCTGGCATTGTCCCTAACTTTGCTCGATGGGCTGACCTTATGTCTGGCAGTGAAGTGCCAAAGGATCAGCGCGAAGAGATTGATAACCAGCTTGACGATGTAACTGATTACGTCTTTGAGGTGTTACAGAACTCCAACTTCAGCCAAGAGGTGCATGAATCATTCATGGACTTGGCTGTCGGCACAGGTATTCTTTGTGTTGAAGAAGGGGATGCAATTAATCCTATTAATTTCAGTGCGATACCCTTACCTCATGTCGTACTGGACACTGGGCCTGACGATAAGATCGACCACGTTTATCGTGAGCGTAAGAAAGTTAAGTATGACCAGCTATCTGAGTTGTATCCTAACGCTACGTTCGATCCTAAAGTCATGGCCCAGATGGGTAAAGAAGCAGAAACGACTGTTCTTGAGCTTGTTTGTAAAGACTATTCTCGCAAAAATCAGGATGCTTACTATCATTATGCAATCTGTATGAACACTGAGACAGTTCTTTACTATAAAGAAATATCTGGACTTGGGGCTAACCCATTCATTTGTTTCCGCTGGTCTAAGTGTGCGGGTGAAATCTATGGTCGTGGGCCACTAATCAACGCTCTATCTGCTATTAAGACAACCAATCTAACTATTGAGTTAATCCTTGAGAACGCTCAAATGGCTATATCTGGCGTCTATCAAATTGATGACGATGGCGTCATTAACCCTGATACGATCCAACTTGTTCCGGGTTCAATCATTCCTAAAGCTATGGGTTCTGCTGGCTTGCAGCCAATCCAAGCAGCAGGCAGCTTTGATGTAGCCCAGCTTGTACTGAGTGATATGCGTCTTAACATTAAGCGCGCTCTCTATAACGACATGCTTGGCAATCCAGATCGAACACCAGCTACCGCGACTGAAGTTGCAGAGCGTATGGCAGACTTGTCTCGGCGCATGGGTTCTGCCTTTGGCAGACTGCAAGCAGAGCTTGTGCAGCCATTGTTGCAGCGTGTTATCTACATCCTAAAGAAGCAAGGCCGTATCGAAGTTCCATCTATCAATGGCCGTGAGGTCAAGATTCGGTCTGTATCTCCGCTTGCTCAAGCTCAAGCCAACCAAGACATCTCAAGCATTGCACGGTTCTTGGAGCTTGTTGGTGGTGTGTTTGGCCCAGAGATGTTGCAGCTTCTTATTGACGGGGAGCAAACAGCAGCGCATCTTGCTAAGAAGTTTGGTGTGCCTGAGAGCTTGATCCGCGATGAAAATCAACGGAAGCAGATAGCAGCGATGGCGCAGCAAATGGCACAGCAGCAACAGCAAATGGGAGCGCCTGTTGAACAACAAGGTTAATATTGGCAGGGATGGCTTTCAGCGCCCTGCCGACAAAGACATTGAAATCAGTAAGAATATTGCTGAGATATTCTCAACACCTACAGGGAAACAGGTGTTGAGTTACTTGCGGTCCGTAACCATTGAAATGGTTCACGGTCCTAACGTGACAACGGAGGAGTTGAGACACGTTGAAGGCCAGCGTTACATTGTTGGTCTTATTGAACAGCGTATCTCACATGCACATAGGAGCAAAAACAAATGAGTGAAGAAGTCGAAGTAGCAGAAAGTGACGCAACGTCACGGGACTATGTTATCGAAAGTGACGTAACGTCACAAACTGAGGAACGTCCTGAGTGGCTACCAGAAAAGTACAAGACTGGTGAGGACTTAGCCAAGGCTTACTCGGAGCTTTCATCTAAGCTAGGCAGCAAAGAAGAAGACATTCGCAACAGCTTGCTTGAAGAGCTTCAGCAAGAAGCATTTAGCAGCCGCCCAGAAAGCGCAGGCGACTATGAGCTTCCTGACATTATCGACCCAGAAGCCTCTGTAGACAATGAACTTTTAAAGTGGTGGTCTGAACATGCGTTTGAAAACGGATTCTCACAAGAAGAGTTTAAGAAGGGCATCGAGATGTATGCTCAGTCCGTTGGTACAGACAGCGGTCCTGACCTTGAGGCAGAGGCAGCAAAGCTAGGTGAGAATGCAGATACTCGCATTGAGGCTGCATCTATGTTTGCTAGTAAGTTCTTTCCAGAAGAATCTATGCCGGCAATCGAGCGTATGTGCGAAAGCCATGAGGGTATTCTTGCGCTAGAGGCTATACAAGAAGCACTAAAAGGTGGATCATTTGCTGGGAATACTCAGCCAACAGCTGGACTGAGTGAGGCAAAGCTCAGGGAGATGATGAATGATCCAAGATATTACAGTCCAAAAGACCGAGACCCAAACTTTGTACGGGAAGTCGAAGCTGGCTTCAAACAGGTCTACCGAGGTTAAGATACTAAAGCGGGGTGACTACTATCTCACCCCGTTTACTCTTGGCCACGTTGACGAGGTGGCCGAGAACCTAAGCTCAGAAAATAAAAGAGAGCTTATTCTGCTGGGACATACAGACATTCGGCAAGCCCTCCACGAAATGTATGAGACCTCTGACTCCTATCTTTGCAGACGTAATGACGACACTTTCCTTATGGTTGGTGGACTTTGGTACAATGATGACCAAGAATCCCCTCAAATGTTTTCAATGTTTTCAGATGGTTTGAAGCAAAACTTTCATGCTATGGCGCGTGGCTCTAAGCTGTTAGTCAACTTCTTTGACCAGAGCGAAACATATATGAGCATGACAATCTTAGCAGATTATGAGGGAATGCTTAACTGGGCAGCGTGGTTAGGCTTTGAGGCTGTAGGGATACACCAAGTGGATGCAAACAAGTATGTTGATTTTGTGCGTTGCAATCCAGACAAAAAGATTGTTTACAATGAGGCACTACGGCCCGTAACGCACTGAAAGGCCCGAAAGGACACCCTTGCTGACGTGAAAGAACGGACACCCGTTGAATCGTAACTTCATCTAAGGACTGATAAAATGGCTAATACTATCGACCAAGCCTTCATCAAGCAGTTCGAAACAGAAGTACATTTGGCGTATCAGCGTATGGGGTCTAAGCTCCGCAATACTGTTCGTTCGTCAAACGTCACTGGTTCGGTTGCTCGTTTTCAAAAAATTGGCAAAGGTGCTGCTAACACCAAAGCTCGTAACGGTGACGTTACAGCCATGGAACTGGCACACACCAACGTAGAAGCAACAATGGCTGACTTCTACGCACCTGAGTACATCGACAAGCTCGATGAGCTGAAGATCAACATCAACGAGCGTCAAGCTGTAGCACAATCTGCTGCTGCTGCACTCGGTCGTAAGACTGATGAAATCCTCATTACAGCTATGGACGCTGGTGCAAACGCAACTCAGATTGCTGACACTGCTGGCGCACTGGTCAAAGATGACTTGCTAACATTGTTCTCTACATTCGGCGCAGCCGACATTCCGGAAGATGGCCAACGCTATCTTGCTATGTCTCCTGCTGGTTTTGCTGACTTGTTCTCTATCAACGAGTTTGCATCGTCCGACTATGTAGGACCACAAAACCTGCCATTCGCAGGCGGCATGACAATGAAAGAGTTCTTGGGCTTCAAGATCTTCTCAACGTCTGCTGTAGCTGGCGGCAAAAACTTTGCGTACCATACCTCTTCAGTTGGCCTCGGCATCAACGCCGATGTGACTACTGAGGTAAACTATGTACCGCAAAAAGTTTCGCATCTTGCAACTTCTATGATGTCCATGGGCGCTGTCGTAATCGACGCCGATGGTATCTACGAAGTTCTCGACAACAACTAAGTAGGGCGGGGGGTTTCGGCCCCCCGACTTCAAATGCCAGATGTAGCAAACACACCCATCAAGATCTGCTCTCGCGCATCATTGCTTATCGGCGGTGATGTGATTCAGTCTTTTGATGATGGCACTGCGGAAGCAACAATTTGTGACGCAATGTACGAAGACATGGCTCGATCAGCTTTGACTAACTCACGTTGGCGCTTTGCTACAGATCAAGCTGTGCTTAGTCGGTTAGCCACTGTCCCTAGTGGGCGTTGGAGTTCAGCTTACCAAATTCCGTCTGAGTCTATTATGTTGATTGCCGTTACGGTAAATGACTTTCCAATTAAGTATGACACATATGGCTCAAAAGTATTCTGCGATTCTTCTGATACTGAAACGCTTGTTGCCGATTATGTATTCCGCGCTAGTGAATCTGACTGGCCTCCATATTTTACGACTGCCGTTGAGTATATGATGGCCGCTGTTCTTGCTGTCTCTGCTGCTCGTGACTCTCAGCTTGCTAGCTTAATGGAGCAGAAGGCTAACTATCAAATGACACAAGCCAGACGCCTGCACTCTCAAACGCAGACAACGCGCAAGCTCAACACATCGAGGTTTATTGCTGAAAGGCGAAGTTAATGCAGAAAGTTAGAGTTCCAATAAGTAGCTTTCAGTTTGGCGAAGTCAGCGATTCACTTATTAGCCGCAACGACACACCAATTCTCAACTCCTCTGCACAGCGGGTTGAGAATTTTTTAGTATTACCAGAAGGCGGCTTGAGAAAGCGTCATGGCCTAAAGCATATACACGACTATGCTTTAACGTATGACGCCAACACTCCATACAAATCTGTTCTTACCTCATTTATCTTTGATGACGATGAAGAGTATGTTATCTCGATTGAGAACCAAAAGCTGCGCGCGTTTCGTTTGCTTGCAGATGGGTCAGTTAGTCTAGTCGCTACAGTTACATCTGACGTAAACTCTGCTGCTTTACCTTTCGACGAAGACTACGCAAATGAATACACGTTTGCTCAGTATGGTGACGTTATGTGGGTATGCCACCCATTGTTTTCACCGCGTTTAGTTACAAGAACTAGCTTGACGACCTTTGAAGTTAGTACATTTTCTTTTGATACTCGTGCTGATAACAGCAAAATATACCAACCATACTATAACTTCCAAGAGCAAGGCGTCACATTGGACCCCTCTGCGACAACGGGAACGGGAATTACCTTAACAACAAGCGCCGACTATTGGGTTGCTGCTCACGTTGGTACAACTATTCGCTATCACGAATCTGAGATAACCATTACCTCTGTAACCTCTGCGACTGTAGCTGTCGGTGATGTTGTCGATACGTTAAAGATACGGCTTGCTGTTCTTAATCCACTTAGAACGATCGAGGGGTCTAGTACAGTAGAGGTCACGCATATTGCACATGGCTTTGCTGGCGGCGAGACTATTGTTATCGAAGATGCTGCTGCTGTCGGTGGAATTAACACTGGCAACCTTAACGGAACACGAACTGTTGGCGATATAATTGATGAGAATACTTACACCTTTACGGCTGGCGGCAGTGCAAGCTCTTCAGAAGACGGCGGTGGTTATGTTAAGATAGAAACACATGCTCCTACGACTGATTGGTCTGAGCAGGCTTTTTCTGCTGTACGGGGTTATCCTGCTGCTGTTTGCTTTCACGAAAACAGATTAGTGTTCGGCGGTACTTTAGCGCAGCCAGATACAATTTGGATGAGTGGGATTGGTAAGTACTTTAACTTCGACGTAGGTGACGCAGGAGACACTGACTCTTTTGACCTTACCGCTGCGACTGGACAAGTAAACGAAATTAGATACATGGTCTCCAACCGTGACCTTCAAGTGTTTACTGGTTCTGGTGAGCTTTATATTCCGACTTACTTGAATCAAGCCATTACGCCTACGAATGCACAGATCAGAAAGCAGACACCATACGGAACTGAGTTTATCCTTCCGGCCTCCATAGACGGCGCTACAATCTTTGTTCAGCATGACGGCCACACTGTTAGAGAATATCTCTACACCGAGTCTGAGGACGCCTACACGGCCTCTGCGGTATCAACGCTGTCTGGACACCTAATACAGCATCCTAGGTTTATGACTGTTGTGCATTCTGGTTTCGACTTAGCTGACTCCTATGCCTTCCTTGTCCTTGAAAGCGGAGAGGGCGCTTTGTTTTCTTCTAACCGTGCTGAGAAACGAGCCTCATGGACTAGGGTTACTACTCCGGGAATGTTTTCAAGTACGATAGCAGTACACAACAGGCTCTTTACAAATGTGTATGATGCTGCTGGCAATCTGCATCTATGTGAGTTCTCTGAAGATGTTGGCTTAGACCTGTACCTATACAAAGCTGTCTCGACAAACACAGTAGACGTAAGCGATCTGTATAATAGTGGAGACGTTGTTGACGTTATAGGGATTAAGGATGGAAAGCAGTCCTATCTCGGAGAGTTTACTGTAACAGCGAACGAAGAGGTTGACCTTACCCTCTACAGTGAGTCGGCATTTACCCATGCGTATGTAGGCAAAGCCTTTACAGCCAAGATAGTCAGCAACCCAATTGACGTAACGTCAGGTAATGGGCCTGTGACTGGGGATGTTCGTGGGATTAGCAACATAATACTGGACCTTAAAGGTGCTAGATCGTTTAAGATAAACAACCGATCCTTCTCTCCAGACAATGCGATTACTGGCAAGAAAGAGATACGGGTACTAGGTCACAGCAGAGACCCACAGGTAACTATTGAACAGAAAGACCCACTACCGCTACAGGTCAATGGGCTAATAGCGGAGCTTGTATTGTAATGTCTTCTATCGGTTTAATTTTTAGCGCTATATCCGCAGCGGGTCAGCTTGCTGCGGGTCAGGCTGAGAAGGAAGAAGCTGATCTTAATGCGTTTAACATTAAGACTGACAAAAAGTTAAACTCTGTAGAGGCAGATCAAGTGGCTCTGTCGATTAAAAGAGACTTTGACACTGCTATGGAGGCCAACATCGCAGCACTTTCCGCTACTGGCAGAGATGTTGGCTCAAGCATGACGATCAAAGCCTTCCTCGAAAAGCAGAAAGAAATAGCTTACGAAGACATTAGTCGCACTCAGAATCAAAAGCATTGGGCTAATATTAAAGCAGACATGGCATCACTTGCAGAGGGTCGCCGTGGTCGCAACGCAAGGACTGCATCTTTGTATAGAGCTGCTGGAACTCTGTATGAAGGTTACGACAGCTATAAAAGCACACTAGCACCAAAAGGAACAACGTAATGGCTATTATTCGTCAGCAAACACGGGTCTTTAATAAGCCCATTGGGGTTGTTCGCGCCGATGCAGGCGGAGCTAGAGTTGGTGAAGCTATTGCTGGCGCAGCCGACACGATGGCAAGAATTGCTTTTCAGGACGCAGCAAGAGAAGCTGAGAAACGCGGCATTGAAGCTGCTAAGTCCGTAGCTGAAAGCCAGCTTACAACAATAAACCCAGAGACGGGTAAGCCAGAAGCACTTAACATCCCAGATGGCTTTGGGCAAATTGCTGCTGATTCTTATCAACGCGTTGTAGACGCTCGATTTGAGAATGCTGTAGACACACAGCTTCGCTTAAAGGCTCAAGAGATTTCTCTTAAATATCAGTACAATGCAGATGCCTACGCCGATGTGTTTAAGGATTACATTGCTGATTTAAGCAAGAATACTGGCGGTCAGTACGGTACATTCATTGAATCTACTGGTGCAAAATATCTAGCTCTCACGTCTCTTAACATTAAAGAGCGCGCAATAGCCAAGGCTAGAAGTGATCTTGCTCAGTCAACGCTAGATGGTTTTGAAAATAAAAAGTCCCAAGCATATGATCTTGCAAAGACAGGGGGGTACTTAGCTGCTGACCTAGATGGTGATTCTAGTAAAGCTGCTGATCTTGCTTCTAAGTCTGTTGATGTAATTACTCAAGCTGTAAAGAGTAATTTGTTAAAGACTGGTTCAGATCGAGTTAAAAA